GTCCGTGACCTTGGTGGGCTTGTTGACAGCGTTCATGATGGACTGCTGCCCCTTCTCGTACTCCGAGATCAGCTTTTCAGCGGCGCTCTTGCCTTCGTCGATGAGCTTTTGACGTTCCTTGTCCCGCTCCTTCTCGAACTCCTCGGTATCGTCAGACCATTTCTCTATGGCGTCCTTGTAGAGCTGACTGCTTTTGTCCAGCGTATCGATATACGCCTTTTGCTGTTCAAGGATCCATTCACGGCTGTACCCGTTGGCCTCGGCGGTCTTTTCCAGCTTTTTGAAGTAAGCATCCATGGCCTCTTTTTCGGCCTTCTGCTTTTCCTCTTTCTGCTTGTCCTGCCAGTCCTTGTTGTCTTCCTGCCATTTGCGGTCGTATTCCTTGTAAAGATCCGTGGACTTGTCCAGCGTGTCAAGGTATTCCCTCTGACGTTCAAGGATCCATCCCTGATCATAGTCGTTCATCTTCGCCTCATGGGCGATATCGCTGAACGCCTGTGTCAGTGCGCTTTTACGAGCCTGATCAGCCTCCCGCTGTTTCTGTTTGCGCTTTTCCTCTGCCTGCTGACGTTCCTTTTCGGCCTTTTCCTGCGCTTTTCGTTCCTGTTCCGCGAACTTGTCATAGTGGGAAGTGTTTTCATCCATCCACTTGTTCCACTGCTCGTCTTCTTCAACACGATATTTTTCAAGGAACTCCTGACGTTTTGTCCAGTAGTCATCCTCGCTTATCTGATGGATCGCAAGCAGATGGTCGAGGTTTTTCATCTCCTCTGTAAGCTCTTCCATCCATCGCTCGTTCGTGTTTTTGAGCACTTCGCCCACAGCGTCAGCGCTCGTTTTGCCCACACCCTTCAGCGCGTTTGCCTGTGCTTCGGATGTGCGTTCAAGGTTCCTTATGGCCTCATCGCTGTATTTTTCGAGCCTGTTGTTGATCTGCACCTCGTACAGATCCAACGCTGCATATTCAGCGTCCAGCGTGTCGCGTTCCTGCTGCAGCTTTTTCAGCTCCGCGGTCTCCGCCGCCGTCATGAAGGTCTTGCCTTCCAGCTCTACGATACGCTGATTGGTCTTTGCGTATGACTGCGCCCATTCTTCACGCGCCTGTCGCACATCGTCAAGCGCCGTCTTCAGCTTTTCGTACTGCTCAAGGGAGACGGGCATCTCGTTGAGCTCTTCGATCTCTTTACGGATATCCTCGGACCGCTTTTTTGAGTTGATCTCGCTTGTAGTCTCAGCCAGCATCCCCTGACTGATGGTGTCCAGCTCCTCGGATACCTTCACGATCGCAGCGATAGCCACCGCAGCAGCTACCAGCAGGCCCGTCGTGCTGTTTATCGCGGTCTGTATGTTGTTCAGCGCCGTCGTTGCCGACGTGCCCATATTCGCCCACGCCGTCGACAGGTCGGTGTTCAGAAAATTCCTGAACGATCCCAATATCGGCATCACGTCGGTATTCAGCACGTTGTTGATGGTCTGCAGGCCACCTGCGAGCCCCTGCGGGCCACCCAGCTGTGTTATCAGTGACGTTATGCTCGACGCTATCCCAAGGCTCTTGAGCCCAGCCCATGCAGCCGCAACGGTAGCCACTACGCCCTTCACGTTGCTGTCGGTGCTGTTCCAGATCTCACGCAGCGCCTGCTTCACCGTGTCTATCAGTATGGGCAGGTTCTGCGAAACGACCTCCGACGCTACGCCCAGCAGCGTAGACAACGCCTCTGTGAGCGCGGGCGTGATATCGTCTATAAGACGCGGCAGGTTTTCCCGTATGATGGGTGCCAGCTTTTCGATGACGTCACCCATGCCAAGGATCGCCGCCTCGATAGACGGCATCATGTTATCTATGGACGTGATCGCAGTGTCCACGAAGTCCTCGACCATCTGCCCCAGACGGTCGGTAGCAGCGTTTATGCCCTGCTGGTTGCTAGGATCGCCCATCGCTGTCAGTAGGTTCGTCCACGCCGCTTTGACAGCGTTTGCGGACCCCTCGATGGTCTTATTAGCCTCTTCCGCTGTCGTTCCTGTTATACCGATATCCTGCTGTATGACGTGTATCGCGTTGATGATGTCATCCAGACTTGATATGTCGTACTTTACGCCTGTCAGCGCCTGTGCATCCTGAAGGAGCCTTTCCATCTCCTTCTTAGTGCCGCCATAGCCCAATTTTAAATTATCGAGCATGGTGTAATTCTGCTTAGCAAAGCCCTGATATGCGTTCTGTATGTTCTGCATAGCGGTGCCCATCTTGTTGGCATTGTCCGCCATATCCTGCAGTGCAAGGTCTACGCTCTTAGCAGCCTGTGCTGTATCACCATCGAGCGACGATACCAGCGACGCCGCAAAGGACGTGGCAGTCTCCATGTACTCATTCGCGGATATGCCCATGTTCCTGAAGGCATTGTCCGCGTTGGTGAGCACTGTCTGATAGTCATCACCAAAGAGCGTTTCCACGCCGCCTACCAGCTGCTGGTAATTGCCGTACAGATTCGACGCCTCTTGTGCCATATTGGCGATGTACCCGCCCACCGACTTGACAGCCCCGAGAAAAGCATCTGCCAGCGCATCTGCCGCCTTATCTGCATACCCGGCTATCTTTTGAAGGCCCTCTGCATAGTTGGCCAGCTGCTGTGCGTCGGGCAGCCCACCGCTGCCCTGTCCGTTACCGTTACTGGTACCGGTACCGCCGGAGCCCATGGCGTTCATCTGCTCTTGCAGCTGCTGCAAGCGCTGCGTTGTGATCTCTACCTCACGCTGATACGCTCTGTACTGTGCAGGGTCGAGCTGACCCGCATTGAGCGCCTGCTGCGCCGCCGTTCCGGCGTTCTGCAGCTGTTGGAGCCTTGCAGCGGTCTGTGTCGCCGCTTCCTGCAGTACCGTGTAACGCTGTGACAGCAGCGTCGTATTCTGTGCATCATTTTGCAGGGCCCTGTCTATCTGCCCCAGCTCCCTTGTCAGGTCGCGTAGAGCTGTGTCCACCCCCGACGTGTCAACGCCTATGGTGGCCATGTAGCCGTTATTGTTGGCCATCTCTCTCCCCCTCTCAATGCCCGAAATAAGCGTCTAACCGACGGTCGAGCTCCGCCTGTCCCCATGCCTCCGCCTGATCGACGAAGGGGTCGCCCTGTGTCTTGCGGCCTGTATCATGACCATGCACCACGATCCGATGGGGGAAATTGACTAAGTGTACTATCATCGGCTTGTTGCGGGAGCGTACCCCGTAGATCTTTGCCCCCGCCCTCTGACGCAGCACGAAGTCCTTATTTACCCATCCGCTTTTCAGGTGCCCGTCTTTGCCGGGACCCGTGGGCGTGTTGTCCTTGACACGCTGACGCATCTGCGACTGTACCTCTTTGGCGATCTGGTCCACGTCGCGCTTCTGCTGCTCCGACCAAATGTTCATATCACGTGCCATCTGCTCCGCTATGCTCTGCGCCATGGTGACACCTCCCGTCAAAAGTCGGATATCTTATGCATATCCTTGTAGCACTGCTCCAAGTATTCGTCATTCCCCGCCAGCCTGAACTTCACCGCATCCGCTAACAGCATCCAGAACTCCGTCACCGGCAGCTCGTTCTGCTGCAGGAACGTCAGCCCCGAGTGCTCGTAGACCATCCGCTCCGCCATGGTGATACAGGGGAGCTTGTCGGTCTTTGTCCCCGTGTCGCCGAAGTCGATCGTGTGGGGGACCTCCATAAAGTCCATGTTCGCCTCTCGGTACGCCTTCAGCTGCTCGATGTACCGTATAGCCAGCACTGCAGCCGTGACCCCCGTCAGCGGTGCGTCGGTATACCGTGACAGTATCTTCACGGGATCCGTCCCCGCAGTCAGCGCATAAAAATCACCCTTTGACGGCGTGTCAAGGGTGATCGTGATCTGCGGTGCCAGCAGCTCTATATTGAATTTTGGCGGTGGGAAGGGGTATATCATCGTTTCACACTCCTAAAAATGCCAGATCGGGCGTCTCATAGCCATGGACAAAGATACACTCGTTTTTTACCGCTCTTTCCAGAGATATGAGCAATGCCAATTCTTCGAGCATTGTGTAAGCATTCGGGTCGACCAGATCCATGTCCATACAGTCAGAACGACATTCATTGAGCATCCTTTTGATCATCCTGTAATTGTCCAGTGCTTTCTCTCGTGTTTTCATCATTTTCCTCATTTGTCAAGTCCATCCCCGCACTTTCCCCCATCACCGCATACTGATTTGTATTCGGCGTGTAGATCTGTCCGGTCTTGGGATCCAGCAGCACATCATTGAGACCCAGCTTCACGAAGTTGATGCCCAGCGGCGGCAGATCCTCCATGGCGCGGACCTCATCCAGCTGCATGAAGTTCTGCGAAAGCGCCGTAGCATACGCATTGAACCGCTGTGTGATGTCGCCCCGCGTCAGCTCCCTCGTGTCGAACGCAAAGTAGTATTCGCCCTTTTCCCGTTCGAGCAGAAGATCGCTGTCAAGAGCCGCCTCGATCGCATCTATCACCGGCATCACAGCGTTCTTCACCGTATCCTCGGACAGCAGCCCGTCAGCGGTGCCGAACAGCTTCATGATCTCCTTGTCAAGCGTCTCCTGTGTCTGATTGACCTGCATGTCGACGGACGATGTGGACAGCTCCTTGAAGTCCATATCCGACGAGTTCAAGACCATCATGGTGTCCTGATCGCTCTTACCCGCCCACAGTGCAGCCCACTTAGCTTTCACGTCTGCCAGCACGTCCTTGTTGAGCTTCTGCGTGCGCAGTATGCCACGCTTAGCACCGCCTGTCAGTATCATCTTCTTGTGGTACTGCAGCAGCCCATACGCCGCCGCTATCAGCTCCGGGTTCTCCTCGATGATGCCGGTACCGCATCCGTAGCCGTCGGAGTTACGGAGTATCTTCAGCAGCTTGTACGGCATATATTGCTGACCATTGATGATGTACCTGTACTGCTTGTGTATGGGGTCCATCGCAGTCAGCTCCCGCCCCACCAGCTCCGCGTCCACGTAGAACAGCTTGTCTGCCTTCCCGCCGCTGGTCTCGATGTATGCGTATGCATTGCCGTACAGCAGGTAATCGCGCACCATGACCTGACGCATATAGTCCGCGTTCAGCGTGTCGCCCGTGTCCCCGTTGAGGATGACAACGCGCCTGTCGTCTTTGACCTCTTCAACGCCGTCCCCGACCTTGCGGTACAGCTTTATCGGCAGTGCAGCCACCGCATCCGCGATCATAGAGATACACCTGCTTATCATGGGTATCTCCAGCGCGGTATGCTTGTTGACCGGCACGCCCTGCACCATCGCCTGAAGGATATCGGCGTTGACCTCGGTGCCCGTTATATTTATAGCCAAGTTATCACCTCGTTTGGGGTATAAAAATACCGCAGATGTTAGTCTGCGGTATCTCCTTATATTTCGTCATCGTCTACAATAACAATTGATGGTCTTTCAGGGTATTTTCGAGGTATCTCCATCACATCATCTGATGTAATTTTCGGATCGTTTTCGATAACTTGTATCATTTCCTCTATGCGTTCGTCTGTGCCATAATCCCTGATTATGTGTTTCAGCCAATCCATAAACCAACCGTAACCGTTATCAAGGGGCTCACATAATTCGATCAGATGCTTGACTCTGTCTTCATTCATGCCTATCACTCCAAAGGTTCTTTACTTGTAACAATGTATGATCCAAAACCGATAATGTCAAACTCATACCTTGCATTCAATTCATATGAACTTATTGCACCGTGCTTTTTCTCTGCATACATATAGAATTGAGAGTTTATCTTTTTGGTGAGCTTATACATTTCCTTCTTGCTTATTTTAAGTGTAGCATTCTTTTTGGCCTTTGTCAAGCCCTTTGTCCTGAAAGTCCCATCCTTGTTCCTCGGATGCTTTGCCTCAAAATCGCTTCCGCGTGTCTCTGTCCTTCATGTCGGCGTTAAAGAAAAAGGCGAGCCTTCTGTTTTTCTCTTCATTCCGATTTTGTTGCCGCTCTTATCAAAAATATATGTAAGTGTTTTAGTCTCATCGTGCGCCTGAACATCTCCAACGCCTATTGTTGAAAACGTCATTTTGTCTTTGTGAATTGTCTTTGTGCCCGTAACTTCGTAATTGCCGTCAGCATTTTTCTGAACAGTGACATTATTTTCATCAAAGCCAAAATGCTTTGCGAATTTTTTCGCTTTCTGCTTTACAGCATCAGGAACAAGATCACTCGCAGCCCCTACTACCTCGCCTCTGCCTTTCCCCATGGAGTAATACAGCCCGTATCCTCCACCTTTACCGCTTGCAAACTGGCCATTCGTGGGATTATGGTAGTGGTTATATCTCTCCTCGATAACTTCCTGTTCAGCCCTCTTCTCTTCCAGATAAGCCCTCAGCTCATACAGCTGCATAGCCTTTTTGATATCCATCGTATCACCCCACAAAAAATTCGTCTCCGTCCAGTATCTCGTACTGCATCATCATGTATATCGCGTTTATCAGCGCTACCACCATATCCACTTTGCCGTTGGATCTCTTTTTGTTCACGTACTTGTTCAGGTTCGTGTCCTCGGTGCAGCGTGCATTTGAAAAGTTGTTCTCTAACAGCAGGTTGTATTCATACCTGAACCGTCCCTTGCACACGTACTCATATAACAGCTTCGTGGCAGGGTGCAGCACGCTGGAATGCTGCTTTACCTCTGTACACTCGATCGGATCATCAGCGCTCTCCAGCTTCTGCATGGTGCTCATCGCGTTGTATCGGTCGAACCCCGCGCCCTGTATCATCACGCCGAAGTCCTGCTCGATATTCAGCAGATAGTCTTCTACAAAGCCATAGTCTATGATCGTGTCACCGCACGCATAGCAGTCCCCGTGACGTATCGCCTTCTTATAGTCGAACCTCTCCGCCTGTGTCTTTGTCTCCACACGCTCTTTCGGGATGAACCCCGTCACCTTTGCATAGATCATATCCTCGTCGGGATCGTATGCCACCATAGCCGCCGCCGTGTT